CTGGGTACGAGCTAGTGATTCTATTACTGGTCTGCATTTAGCAGATACAAATGCATATCTATTACCAGGCTTTTTAGTACGAGGGTTACTAGCAGTCTTAAATCTAGCATTAGTAGCATTAACACTATCTACGATAGGTGGATGTGCTGATTTAGCTAGTACACTAAACCCATACGATTCTAATATAGTAAAGTCTGTGGTACCTACTACAGCGCTAGTTTTAGCAGAACGACCTGAAGGATCAGGATAGCAGTAGATAGAGCTAGGAGGCCTGTCACTGTTAACAAATCTTCCATAAATAGTGGCAGCCAGTTGTTCTGTATCAGCACTGCCTTGGATATAATCAAAACAGCCAGTAAACTCACCACGCTTAACCCAGACACTACTACACTGTTTCCGCACGTTAAAGTCGATAGCAATATGCACAGGCTCGCCATCACCTGGAGTAATAAGGCCTTCTGGTACAACATTATTTTTCCTATCAAAACAGTAAAATACATTATTACCCGAATCTTCAAACCTGGCAAGATATTCTCTTGCAAATCTGATCGGATCCATATTATTAGAGCTACGCTCTACTTCCTCTACATCTAAATATGGTGATTTGGTGTAGTCGTAATGATAGCTCTTCCAACGATCATCTGTTTGGCTATTATTAAATAAGTCAAAGAAAGTATCATAACCCTTAGGTGTGCTAATACACATAAACCTACCAGGATTAACTTCCATCTGCTTACCAGTATATTCAAAGATCTCTCTAGCAAACTCAGCGGCCCTTTTAGGGGACCACCGAGTGTCTATAGTAGGCATAAGAATAGATTCAATCATATCCTGCTTAGCTGCTTCTTTCATGTCAAAGGAAGTAAGCTCGTCTACTAGCACGAAGTTATTACCCTTACCGCGTTGACGCTCAACAGCTTCACCTGATACTAATCTTAGCTCTACATGATTAGGGAATCTAAAATACCCTTTATCTCTACTGTACTGTACTGCATGTGACTCTAAGCCAAACTGATAGGCCAACAGAGGGTAATAAATATCCACTGTCTGGCTATATGTAGGGCATACGATAATGGCATTCTTATTAGGAATCCATTCTGGTAGCATGCTTAGCTCACCTACTATCTGTGAAGCTGAGGCAGCCCCTTCTACTGACTTGCCCCAACCTCGAGATGCACATACTACAGTATGTCTATGATCTTTCTTAACGAATGTATCATGAAACACTTTTGATTGAGTAGGGTGTAATTTCATGATACATCCTTTCTTTATGGTAAAGTAACTCCTGTCTTATCTGCAACCCATGTTTCAGTGTCGGTGATTTCCTGTGTGGCGGCTGTACGTCCTAGGAAAATCATGGAGTATATGTTTCCTGTCACTGGAAGCGATCCGGTACTGCGACTACCAACATTCAAGGCAAAGTTTCCAAATGGCCCGTCACCTGCTGATGCCTCACCAACTTGACTAGTCGCCTCAACAACACCATTAACGCGAAATATGATCTCAGTCGCATTTGTTGGTTGTGAGTAATCCAAAGCAACTGTAGCAACCTCTGTTATCGGTGGCGCAGACGTATTAGCAAGCGCAATAGTCTGACCACCAGACCCCGCTAGAGCAGTCTCGTATCCACTAACGGAATTTCTACCAGCAAAGTAGAATCCTCCCGTTGTGTCTGGAGGCCCAAACTCTGCATAACATTTATACCCTGAGTCATTCGGCCTAAAAACCCCCAAGAATAGGGATGCCGCACTCGTTCCAGACAAATCGAAACTCGCCGAACTTACCCTATCATCCACCCCGTCGAACTGTAGCCACTTTGGTAGACCTACAGTATTATAAACATCGTTTTCAACACGTTGATATGGTCCAAATTCAGCACCTTTTGCGATTTGAATACCCCACACATAGGCACCAGATGCCCCATCTCCATTATATGTATCAGTCAACCCATCTGGACTTAAATACACGTCAAACCATACACCATTGTCGGCAAGTGAAATTGGCACTGTCATTGTGCATAAGTACCAGCCATTAGGGAATGCCGTTATAGTTGCATTGGTAGGCGCAGCATAATAATCACCTAACACGGCACCACTACCAATTAGCTCGAAGTATTTGCCAAAATAAGAAGAATAGTCCCCATAAGCATACAATATAAAGTAATTACGTCCATTCGGTTTAACCCAAGCTGATACTGTATGCGACCCTTCACCTGTTGGCACAATGGTATTCCTGGTTACACCAAAGTACGTATTAAGATTAGTGCCCTCGGTCATCAGGTCTGCGGTTGCAGTACCATCGGGGGCTGTTACGGCATTAGGCGTAATAGTTACATGTGTTAATACATCAAAATGTGCAGTGATATTTTCAGAATACGATACTAAGTTAATACGCTCTTTGTAGATCGGGCGCTTGGCGGCGGTGGCTTGGGAGGCGTGGTTGTTGCGGCCTGACTTGTCCAGAATCAGTCCAACAGGCTGCCCATCCGCAGTGACCGGCGTAGTGCCTGCGCTGTCTTGGAACATGGTGCTCAGGTCGGACGGGTCGTACCATACACCTTGAGCACCATCCTCAAACAATTCTGAAGGATAGTATACATAAGCAGCAATACTCATACTATTAGATGTTGCATCAACAGAGCCAGCAGCATTAGTCCCTGTAACATCACATGCAAGGGTATGACCTTTATCAGTATCTAGTATAGTATATGTACTAGATCTTTCTCCAGTTATATTTACACCATCTAAAGTCCATTGGTATGTATATGTTGGAGTAGGATTACCTGTCCATGTCCCTTGTGTGCAAGTGATTACTTCACCTGCCTCAGGAGTACCAGATATAACAGGAGCTACAGTATTTACTGGCAACTCTGCAGGAATACTAATAGCATTAGACCAAATACGAGTATCACCAATAGCGTTAGTTGCAATTTCTTTACAACGAATATTTGCAGCAGCATCATTTTCTACTACTACATAGGTAAGGCCAGTAGCACCATCAATATTAGTACCATTGTGTTGCCACTGATGGGCAATAGATACTGCTCCTGTCCAAGTACCTGGAGTACAGGTTAATGTAGAGCCAATTGCAGATGCGCCGGTTACAACAGGGCGTGTAACATTAACTGGGGCACCAGGAGGCTCATTGTCTAGGCCTATCTTACCATATCCAGCTAATATACCCACATTATCAATTTCTGATTCATCTGAGTATGCACTATCTACGCCTGTAGCTAGGATATCATTCCTGGTAACAGTCATCGCTTTTTACTCCGTAAAATGCTGTGTAGACATGATTATCCCCTTATTTACACGTAGAAACGTATACTTTAGCACCAGTACCACTAATAGAATCAAGCTTAGCGCGTACTTGTTGCCAAGGAGCAGCTACAGCAAAACCATCAGAAGCATTATCAGTACCTGACAAAGTAATTGTACCAATACTTAGCCAGCCCACACCATCATTACTTACTTGAATCTCAACTGATGCTGCAACAGCTCCAGCACCAACTACACTAGCCTGTACAGACCAGTTAATTGTTTCAGAGTTGAATGCATCACCAGTGATAGGGGCAACTGCATCTTTAAGAATGTATTTTTGCATGATATTTCCTTGAGAGTTGTGAAGGGTTACTATTTACTACCAATCGTCATTCTATATTTATCTACAGTGCTAGGAGTATTATTAGGAGCATCAAAACTGGGGAATTCTTGTCGTACTTCCCCAAGAGTCTCATTAATCCTATCTACAAGTTCTTCCTCTTCTCTCATTATTTCAGAGGTATCAAGGGTAATGATAACTGGCACATGACTACTAGCACCATTATTACTACTTTCTACAGGTACAGTTGCATATGCATAAGGCAGCAATGCCTTTAACACATTAAACTTAATACCCATAAGAGTTGCTATAACCATACGACTAGGCTTAGGTGACAATTTGATCTCTTGGATCTCCATATCAATTTCACCTATTTGCATTACCAATCTCCCGAGTGGACAAACTCGGAGTTGCTCAAGCCTTAGCTGAGACTTAGTACTAGGAGGTGTCCCTGGAGTGGCAGACTTACGATACGCTACAGGAGTAACAGTATCACTCATGTTATCTCCTTTCTTAGTAGATCATGAGATTATTGGATTTTCGTAGCTTGCCCCTCTAACATATAAATATGCAGAAGGGATCATTTGGCAAAAATAAATAAGAAAATTCCACATACCATATACCATAACACCCATATAGGGCATCATAGTATACGGTATGTGGTATTGCCCTAAAGCTCTTTCCAGGTTCTTTTACTTCTAGCCTTCATTACTGTAGCCCTCTGAACATTGAGTTTCTTAGCTAAGGCTGCATTTGATTCAGTAGAAGAGCGTATAGCTAATACATCATTTACTGTTAATTTAAAACCAACTCCTGTGTTACCCCTACCCTTATTAATCATATCAGCTACATTATCTGCTTGTGTACCAGCAAATAGATGCTCTATATTACAACACTTAGGGTTATCACATTTATGTAGTATATACAAATCAGTAGGGCCATTATGCTCCACCCATACTATCCTATGTACTCTTAACGAAGTACCGTTTGTATAACCAGCATAGTTTAACTGACCATAACCATCACCATCAAGAGCACCCTGGTATTCAATACAACCAGTCTCTTTATTAGTAACACACCTAGACTTAATATAATCAAGCACATGAAGGCCAGTCCTAGTCTTCTTTACTAGAAACCCACATTCAATTGCCTTATAGAAGTGTCTTAAACAATAACCCCTAGTGTTTACTTTATTAGAACAACAGTTGAGATTACATTGACCATTATCTTTAACAATAGTATGCCTCTCAAAGAATTCTTTTGTACATTCAAACATAGTAACTCCTGTTACTCTCCATAAGGAACAAGTAGGCAAGTAAGTGGAGAGCTTACAATTCGGGGATCAACCTAGCCTACTTGTAACTAGTTATAGCATTACTCTACAACAGTAACACTATTGTATTGTTTGTCGTTATTAAGCTTACGAAGTACAAAGTTATGTGGGCTGTAGTTATCGGGCTCTAACTGACGAACTCCATATCCAGGTGGGATTTCGCCGTTAAATTGAATGTAGATCACATCTTTAGTGTACCAGTAGTAGTCCTTCTCTGTCTTCTTAGATTGCATAGTAATAATCTTATTACCATGTTGATCAGTGTCAAGGCTTTCTACAGACACACGATCCCAACCAAAACCATCACGCACCAATACATATGGTGTCAACACATCATTATCATTCTCATCAACAGTATGCTCTTGATAAAAGAACACTTTATTACGCACTTGTACAGGATTCAACACAAACATTATATTACTCCTCAAACAAAGCAAATCTAGGGTTATCAACAATCTCAATAGATTGAGAGTTACTACTAGTGACATCTTCTATAGTACCAGTATGATATCCAGCTGGTACTCTACATATGTACTCCCACACATCATGTGGTGTGTTATCATATGGTACTGCAGGTCTAAGCCACTTATGGTCTAAGAATCTAAGCCTATGGTTGAGAGTTACACGCCAATCACTGTTAACACTACTCTGTATACGCTGTCTATGTCGTTCAATATAGTACACACTATGTACCTTATCGAAGCGTATTCCAGTCAGACCAGTGAATTCTTTTTCACTGAGCACATTATGACCCTCTTTATGGCGTATATACAGATTGTCAATTACTAAGCCACGTAGTGGATTTATCATTTCTACCATACACGATCTATCTAACTTACCGTGTACAGACGTCCACAGATCACGCATATCCTTATTGCTCATATAATCTCCTTATAATGCTAAGTGTACATCTTATAGTCGCTAAGTGCACACTATATATCGAACACATTACACTTATAATGCTAAGTGCATATTACTAGTCTCTAACAAAGGCCGCGCCATATACTATATATGGTACTCCTCTAGTACTACTAATACATTTAATTATTTCTTTATTATACAACAACATAATTATTTATTCTTTATAATATATTTAACTAATCTATCCAGTATTTTTAATTCTATCTTCTTTTAATCTTAATATAATTATGTTAATAGATTGTGTAGACTAAATCGTTATAATAATCTTATATTACATTATAATACTCTTATATACTAATATAACCCCTCCTTACCTCCCCTTCCGTGACCTTTTATGCTCCACGCCCCCGGCTTTTTTCGAAGGCAATACACTATAATTGGGTCTTTTTAGCCCATACATTAAGAGTGTCTAACTCATCTTGTGTTAATCTAAGCTTACCTCCATTAGCCTCATATTGATGGTGTAGTGTCCTAACACCATTAGCCATTAAATATAGTTTCTTATATTTGCAATGTTTATCATTAAACGGAACAACACATTCTTTTTGTTTATCGTATCTAAATACATAATCAAAGATAGGATATATCAAATCCCCAGACTTACCAGGTATACGCTTTCCATCAACAATAGTATCAGGATAAAATCTATGGAACTCAGGGGTACACCCTCTAGTTTTACCAGGAGGCTTAACACCTATGTTATGTAAGAATGGTCTAACTTTAAATGGCATACTAAAATAATCACGCTTATAAGTATCAGGGTGGTGTCCTCTTAGTATACGGCCATTATTATCTACATGCTGCCTAGCACCATCATGAATAGCATCACTAAACATACACAATGAATGTTCAGTTATTTGATCCCACATGGTACGTTTAATTAACTCTTCAATCCAAACTTGATTGTATAAATCTATACAACTAGTTCTAGTGAATTCTTCTTGACCAGGGACATTAACATCCTTAGTAATAAATAACTCTGAATAAGAATAAGACTTAGGAAAGCCAGTATCCTTATCAGCCCAAGAGTTAGATATATTAGTAGAAAACAATAAAAGTAGCTGATAGTATCTAAACTGATCATAGTTAGTTATATTAAGGGATAGAGTATCATAGGGCTCTTGTGGGTGTTCCTTAAACATTTCATACTCTTCAGTAAAATCTTCTTTCATAAATTGCTCTAACACATTACCAATGATTAACTTTTGCATTAATTGTGGACAAACATAAATACTGCCATCCTTAAAGTTACCATAGTCTTTACCAACAAAATTAGGTACTTTGTAGAAAGCATAACTAGCCTTTATACTACCGTACTCATTAGGCGGAAATGGATTAGGTACAAAGAAGTCAGGCTTAACTATTTTAGTGTTATTATCTAAAAGCATTGAAGTAAAATGTAATAATGGTGAAGTTACTCTTGCTTCTCTAATATACTCAATTAATGTCCGTATTTGTCTCTCAGATAACCAAGGATTGCTGTATTTATCCACCATCTCCTTAAAAGTAAGCCTACGTTCTATCCAATTAATTAAAAACTCTTTGAGTGTGTATGGATTAGTCCACCCAGGGCCATATCCTCTAGAATCCTTAAACATTCTTAAAGTAAAACTATCATAATGAAGCCAAGGGTCTAATACAATATTAGGTGTCCATTTATTCTTAGGTGTGCTTTTAGATACTTCTCTTGCTTTTTTAATAGCCCCTTTTTCATCTCCTAAAAATTCTGGACTATTTATATATTCTATGCCTAATTCTTTTAGTGTTTTACCGCCCCATTTAATATCTGCATAAGCAGGCTTATCAGGGCATACGTAAGGTTCCAATCTTTTCTTTGCCACCAGTATTACTCCTTTCTTCAAATTGTTTACATTGTGTTACTTTAAATGGAAACTGCACTAAATTAGCTATTGTAGGTCTAGCTGAACAAGAGTACTCATACCAGAATATATGAGGCATTTCCCATGATTCTTCCTCTCTATGTACATGATAATGTTTACAATTACGGCATGAAGGCATAATTACTCCTAAACGAAAAATAGGGGAACAGCTTGTGGCCATTCCCCTAATTTACTACCTAGCTACTCTTTAAGCAGCAGTGGCAGGCGCCTGAGCAGCCTTAGCCTTCTCAAGCAGTTCTTCCACATTAACACCAGTAGAAGCCAGGTATTCTTGCAGAGCAATAGCCGAATTAGCCTTATTACGGTATTCAGCCAGATGAGCACCACGAGGCTGAGCATTAGCAGCACGTTCAGCTTCTTCTTTAGCCTTCTTCTCAGCTTGTTCAGCCATCAGCTTTTCAGCAAGCGGAGCCAGCTTCTTCAGATCACCAGACTCACCGGCTTCCAGGACTTCCAGGATAGCGGTACCAAGAGTGGCACGCTTACGATGCAGTTCCAGAGCGGCCTTAGCCTGCGGGCTAACTTCACGCTTAGGCTTGGCGGCACCAGAGATAGCGGCAGCAGCGGCGGCAGAGACGTTGGTGGTTTCAGTCATGATTGTATTACTCCATATATAGATTGCTAGATACTATCTAGCGGATAATCCTATTAGCAACATGCTAAAGGACAGAATTGGTCGGTTACTTCTACGGCGTCTCACGACGTTAGGTACAACAACAAACAAATTCGGCGGACACCTCGTGTCCTTTTATGCTCCACGGGGCCGGTTCTTTTTACTCACATAGCACTGCAATTGCAGAATATGCTATCTAGTCTAACGACTATACATCAAATCTACTATCGACCATATGAGTGACCGCTACAGCCACCACTATGGTGAATTTGTCTAGAGTACTCAGAGTCAGCTGGATATTGTCTATGCATCTCTTGATAACGAGATAGAAGCATATTCCAACTAGACCGCTTTAATGGTATGATAGAGCAGTTAGCTGTTACTACTTCATACTGCATTACCTCCTCTTTAGTAGCATAATATTTATCAGTTAGCCTAAAATGACGATGAAGACCTTTACCCCTACTATGGCCAATAAGCCATTGCCAGGTTGCAATTCTTTCTTTACTTGAGTCTTTCATTAGTCTTCCCTTACTAACCTATCAAGCCTACCGCACTCAATATTGATAGATACATAAGGATGAATAGGCTTATTAACACCACCGTAGTACCCAGTATAAAACCCTAAGATGAATGAATTAGCATCTTCAGGTTGTAGATTAACAAGGCCCTGATAACAAGCCTTTTGTAAATCCTTTAATGATGGTGTAACCATATTAAATGGTACATTAGGATTGTCATTCACCTTCGGATTATAATTCACTTCTGCGTTATCACTCATTACCTACCATCCTCTCTAAATCCTGCGATATGCCATCTACTAGCACGAGGGAAGCGTGGCTTATACCCATCAAGTCCAATAGCAAAGTGACGCATAACAATAATCTTGCCAAGGTACTTTTCTTGATTGAACCAAATATGTCTACGCTCATCATGATTAAAAGAACCACAAGAAATCTCTAATGGCTCACCATTATAATTCACTATAAACTTACCAGTAGTATTAGCAGGAACCATTCCATCTCTAGTAACACTACGCTCAGTATACCCTAAGGCATTAGTCTTAGCTTCATTGATATTGATCATCTGCTCAACAAAGCCAATTACTTCTACTTCACACTCAGTAAACCGTTTAAGCTTAAAGAGAATGTTGTCATTGAAGGTAGAACGACCATGCTTATAGCGACCATCTTCTGATCTAAGCATGATACCCTCATAACCGAGAGTAAGACTCTTTTCTTCAAATGCAAGTAAATCATCTAAACAATTGATAAAAGTATGCCCTACAGGATGCAACCAATCATCACCACTAGGAAGGCTCAATAGTCTATCTTTAAATTTACCAGTAGTAATTCTATCAAACACATGGAAGTGGATATCACCAGGCTTGTTATATGACATTACATGTGATTGTGTAGTGTTATACACATTGGTATCAGTAGGCTTACCTACAATTAATTCACCATCAAGACCGTGTAAGTGCTTAAACATACCTTGTGCTTGCATACTCGGAATAGGCTTGCCACTACGTGATTGTAACACACCATTCCATGCAATAGCTCTTATACCGTCTAGTTTAGGGCTAGCAAGGTACGGAAACTTAAGCTTATCAAGACAGTGGGGGTCTACCAATGGATCTAGCGTTGCGGATAACAGCGGTTTTACAGGCATTACTCTCATCTCCTTTAAGCTTTCGAATTGCATCAGCTGCACAAAAATCTCTAATACGCTCTACATCTGGACCATGCCCATGCTTCTTACACGTATCCATATAATGCATCCATGCAGCAACTGCAGCGTCTTCTAGTCCACGTAAATAATCTTCATTCATTATTCCTCCTCATTATATTGATAATCTTCAGGATGTGGTACCGGTGGACCTTGGTAAAAGGTATTTGGATACCACACATCCCTATCAGAGAGAATCCACGCTTGATCAGGATTATCTCTACCCTTTTCAAACGCGAACTCTCTATCAGCTTCTTGCTCAAAACTCATTTAAAGTTCATTTTCAATTTCCTCAATTTGAGCTGCGACTTGAGAGAAGAGCTGTTTAAGTGCTTTAAGCTCTTCATGCCTCTTCTGGTTCATCATTTCAATATCTTTAGCATGCTTAAACATAATATTACCTGCATCAATAATTACAGGTTGCTCATCACGAATAATAGCCTCTTGAATATTACCATCATCATATTTAAGATATACCCTTTTAAATGAGGGAATGAGAGTGCCCCCAAATTCAAAAAGAATACCAGACTCATGATCAGTCATAACTACAAGATGCACTGATGTTTCCCTATATGACATATACTACTCCTCTTTATAATTAGGCGGAAAATACTTAACACCACGAGGATAAACTCTAATGGTCTTGTAACCATATCCTTTAATTGCTTGATTATACTGCTTAACAGCATCTGCTGAAGTACAGAGTAATTGTGCTATCTTAGACATCTCTATACCAGGCTCTGAGTCTATCAGGTGCATGATCTGTTCTATACGCTTACCAGATTTCTCAATACGAAATGGCTTCTCAATAAATATTGATAATTGCTCAGCCAATGTCGGAAGTCTTATCATCAGGAATATCCCTAATTATTTTAGTAAATGCTATCATAGTGTCTTGAGCAGATTTAAACTGCTTCATAGTGGATTCCATACTCTCACATGCTGATTTAATGCTATTCCAATGGTTATAGCCAGCACTTAAGTCTATTTCCTTACCAATCTTTAGAACATCAAGTTTACCATAATACAGATTTAAAAATTTCTCAAGCTCGTAGTGGTCTACCTCACAGATGTATTTATTAATACTCCCTATACCAATTACTTTCATAGTTTACCCCATTTGTCTATGGCTTCATTGAAACTATTCCACATAAAAGTCCTTATATAATCCTTCAAATGCTAACTGTTCAATAGCTAGCTCCCGTGCTTCTCTTACTTCAACATCATACTCATCAGGCTGAATAATCATAAAGTTTTCACCAGGCTCTTCTAGTTGTAGCCTACCAGTACCATTATTATAGTATGTAGGCTCTACAGGGCCAGTTAGACCTGTATAACGATTTTTAAGCACACTAAAATTAATTGTAGATCTAATAATAGGATCAGGATTTAGCTGATCCCTAGCAAAGGCTATAACACCAAAGCTAATCTGTTTAATTGAGCCTGACCCCTTAATATCATCCAATGAGGGTAGCTCACCTTCTTCAAATGATCGTTTACCAGAAGGTGCCTTACGTAAGTGACTAATTACACCTAACCAAATATTATGTTTCTTAACAATCTTTAGTAATGATGACATTACAGAGTCAACAGCTTCATTTCCAGTAAGCTTACCTGCACCTTCAGATACAGCGATAGTAATATGGTCAAGGAATAGCCTAGTGCATCCCATTAAGGCCATGTACTCAATCATATCCAATAGTGCACCATCTTCAACACTGCCTTGATGGTCTAAAAGCATTATATGGTCATCACCAAATACTGCATCAAAGCCTACCTTAAGTGTTTCAATAGGTAAAGTAATCTCAGCTGTATTAACCTTCAAATACATACCAGAGATACGTCTAGCAGTCTCAGCGGGTGCTTCTTCTAACGAGATAATACCAATCTTCTCATCAGTAGTAGCTCTATAATGAAGGATGATCTCTCTAAATAAAGTGCTCTTACCTGACCCTGTACCAGAAATAAATAGATCGATTTCACCTAGACGCATACCCTTAATTTTACTATTAAGTGCACCAACACATTCAGGATATGGTACAGATTCTATTTCGTTATAATTGCATAAGGCATCCCATAATTTCTCTTTAGTAATAATGCCTGATGGTACTAAGTGTTGCGAATTCCATATACAGTGATTTAACTCAATAGCACCTTCATTCATGAGACATTCGTTAGGATCTTTCCACTTACCAAATGTGGCGATCTTAACTTTGTCCATGCCAATAATCTTATTTATTTTTGCGGCTGACTCTTCACCGCGGTCATCTGCATCCTTACAGTAAACTACTTCATCAAATGATCTAATCCATTCCCTATGCTCTAGTAAATCCTGATCAAGAGTAGTAGCACTTCTTACGCTTACTACTGGATAGATTTTACCATATTTTTCTAATGAAGCCTGTGCAATAGATAACATATCTATTTCACCTTCAGTAATAACCAATCGTTTACCACCAGAAGGGAATAAATGTTTACCACATAGACCCTTAATTTTGCCTATGGATGAAAACTTCTTACCAGCTACATCTCTAACTTTATAAGCTTGAGCGACACCATCTTTCCCAACAAGGTATGGATAAGCATGTCTTATATCCTTTCTGTTTTCATCGTAGCTAACCCTAACACCAAAAAATTTAGTAACTTCTGAAGATATTTTTCTAGATAAAATAGGGCCACAATCTGCTTGTTCAATAATTGTAAACATTTTGCCAGCCCTTGATAGCTGAGCTTCATCAATGGCGTCAGGCTTAAATTCTAGCTGCCCTTTCAAAACAGCAGTAGGTGACGGCCTATACTTTTTACAACTGAAACAATAACTAGAATTATCCTCATACACAGCCTTAGCATCAGAAGAACCACAGTCAGAGCATGGCTTATGCTTTTCAACAATTTTACCCATTATACCTCCGGCCATGGAATGTCAGAGTAAGTCCTTCCATGTTTTATACGGTTTACTGTTATTGATGATATACCAAATTGCTTAGCTATTACAGTTCCTTGTGTATTATTTAGTATCAACCTTTTTATCTCAACAATTTGATCGTAAGTTAAAGGAGAATTTGGGTTAGGTTTTGTGCTCTCATAATCGATTAGCTTATCTGTGTAGTTATCTATACTAACTGTTACATGCTTATAAGAAAGTCTATGGACAATTTGCCTAATAGTGTTTGGATTTAGCCCACCGTATCTTCTTCCTATCTCAGAGTACGACCGTTTTAATTCTAAGGCTAAAAAGCATATATCCGGGATATCCTCATCTTGTAACGCACGATCGTATGGCATTAATCCATTCTTAAATGCATTATTAATATTATCCTTTAGTGACATCCAAGATAGATTATTAACTGAGTCATCTAACTTGCCATTTGCTCCATGCTCTACTGTAAAAGATAAATCCTCAGTCGGTATAAAATGAGTAGCCACAAGTCTTGCAACACGGTATCGTTTTCTGTATATCGTTACAATTCGATAACCTTGATCAGATATTGGTGCCTTTAAAATACAGCCAGAAACTCCACGAATCCTACCAAAATTTGAAATAGAGTACCCATCTAAATTTTGAATAGGTTTCCATACTTCATTAGGTAAGCTCTCATTAACAAGGCTACAACTTTGGGTCATCGTTCTTTTTACTCCTCATACTATTTATAACAGCCATAAGAATAAGGCCACTAGTAAGTATAAAAGTATAATCAGCAGAAGTAAACTTAATAAGATAAGTCAGCTCAACAGCCCCTGCTATCATTGTAAAGCCCATACCAATAACAATTAGAATCATTAGAATTAATGACATTATATTTCACCTCCTATGAATTGAAACAATCTAGCCTTATTTCTAGCAGTAACCTTTTCCTTTACAGGCCAGGATATACCATTGATAAGGCTATTATAGAATAGTGTACGGTTACTAGGTATTTCTGCAGTAACCAAGCACCATACCTCTGCAAAGCTAAGGCCTCCTTTAGTACTATACTCTTCTAGGCATACAAAATCAAATATGCTCTCTGGTGATAAATCCTTAGCACGAAGAAGTCTAGTAAGCATATCAATCTCTTTATTACTGCTTACATAGTACTTCCAATTACTCTCAACACCCTTATTAAGCTTACCCATACCAGCATAAAGCTTCTTACCTAGGTATAGCATACCATTGTGGCGATTACGAATACCATAGATGAAGCCTATCTGCTTACCAGTAAACATTGGTTGGTCGAACTTCCAGTGGCCGTTCTCACCTAGCTGACTCTTATCAGTTCTAGGGAGACGAGGCATCTCAACTTTTGAAGTAGCATTATTGATACCACTAGGAAAGGCTAATGGTGCTGTGTTATCAGTTGGTGAAGTCATAACCCGACAAACCTCATGTTACACGCAGTTGAACAAAATGCATAGTTAGAGTCAAATCTAGCCTCAGACTCTAACATACTTTTACCACAATTAGAGCATTCTAAGGTACCATCAAATTCTCTATAAAAGCCTAGACCTTTTGAAGGAAATTGATCTTTAGATGGATCAATAATTTTACCTGTTTTATCCTTGCACCACCAATGCTGTTCTTCAGAGTTACAGATAGGACAAAAATAGTAGCCTCTAACTAGTGTAAGATTAGGTGTATTTGCACATAACTCTTCTGATAACTCCTTACACTTACCTCTAAACTTTAAGTAATCTTCATTTGTATGAGTTTTCATGATTACCTTTCTTGAACTTTTTACAAGGAGTTATAGGAATGTACTTAAACATATAGCACCAACCTTCCTCAGGACATGAGGTATGGTTATAGTAACAGCCCATACAATCTTCAGGTTTATGACGCTCAATCACTTGGTTGTTTCCATCCATCAAGACTAAATACATAATACCTAGTAGGAAGGATCGTAATAAGCTTGCCAGTTAATATAAGTGCTTCACGCCAATCCTTACCTATAATTTCTTTATAGGCATAACAGGTCATGAATTGAAGGTCTTCTATCGTCTTACAATCAGATAGAATGGCCTCTGCTCTTTTAGGCCCTACTTTGGGAAGACCTGGAATACCGTCAGTAGAGTCACCCATAAGTAACTGCTTATGATAATGAAATGCTGCATCCCATTCGTTTACTTCAATGATAAGGGATGGGTCTCTAGAGCCAGCCTCATAAAGATTACCACGAGGAAACCGATAATGCTTACCAGGGATACAAAGTAGGTCTTTATCAATAGAAGCAATAACAGGCTCCATACCGGATTTAAGAGCTTCTCCATGCCAGATACGAACAAGGTCATCTGCCTCCATACAGTCAGCAGGTACTGCTCTACCTTGATCAATTAGATACTGTCTTACAATGTTAACAAACTCTTGTACTGGTCTTACTGTCTTACCACGATGTGCCTTATATGGAGGGTAGATATCACATCTAAAGTTACCCATACCCTTCATTGCGATCTGTGTAGTCTCTGCAAATGTTACTTCTTGCAGCTGGGCTACAGTGCGGTCAATATTACGAATACACTCTAACAGATATAGCTCATCATCCTCTTTGGTGAATACAGGAGGGGTAGCATCATAAACACTACCCCATCTATTACGACACGCTCCATGGGCAATAACATCGCCATCGATGATCAATGCTACATTACTCATATACAATTCTTTCTGACTAAAAAGCCAAATGCTTCAATTGAAGCTAATCCTAACTTAGTAGGATGAGGGTCATGCACCATTTTCCCATTACAACCAACTACGCTATGGAGTGTTCCAGGAAATCTAGGACTATCTCCTGATATCTCATGATAAACGTCTCCATTGATAAAACTACCAGCCTTCCATGCATCAAAGTCCCACTTAGGGATTTGTAGGTAGAAGAACCCCATCGGCTCTAAAAATTCATGAAGCCGTTTATTATATGTATCTACATCAGGATTATCAAACATAATATGGGGCACTTCTTCAATCTTCATCTCTAGAAGAGAAGCAAGAACTGCTCTAAAGCAATCCCCATAAACTTTATTATCTGGATCATGGGGTACTAGCTGTTCTGCAGGTATCATTTAGTTTCCTCGAATACGGATTTGAAACAACTACACGTGTCCATTACCTCAGTGGTAGGCTCCGGTAGAATCAGCTCTTGTAACTCATAGCCCAGTTGTTTTGCTACATCTGTAATCAGTAGAGGTTTAATAATATGCTGCAGCTCGTTATCACCAGTTACGGTAGTGAGTCCTGCATCGATAAATAGTTTATCATATGCAGCTCTTTGTGCAGCAAAATCACTGATTAAGAAGAAGCAATCATAGTGGCTCATAATCTGACTATAAGCTTCGTCTAACATAGTGAGACCACAACCATAACCAATCTGGATTGTGTCTTCAATAGTCATTGGTTTCATTATTTCACCTTCTCCGTTTTACCAACTTTAGCAAAGCCAGTAGTAAACTCCTTACAAACGTGCTTTGTACCATTTTCAGTACGTAAGCTCCATCTACCTTTTCTATCCTGAATCCATCTAAGACCAGGCCTACCACAATACTTACAACTAGGTGGTACCCATGGCTCTTTCTCTTGATCGTCAGTAGGATCAGGCTCGAGATCACTTCCTAATGAATCAGAGATATAGTCTTCAGCACTCATTATGAGTCCAATACATCATCATTAGATTGATCTAACCAAGCCATCACATGATCAAACATCGATACACTTAACTCATCAGCCTCAGGGTCAGATACAAACTGATGTGTAGTGTTACCAGTATCGAACTCAATAGCTATAATTTCATGATACTGATTTAAGAATGGCCTACAACGTTGTGCCATCCTACCACCAGTATAATGTGCAGGGCTATGATTATTCTCTGCATGATGGAGGAGCCTACCCAATTCTCCAATATTCATTGCAATCAGACTTACATTTGATTTCATACTATCCCTATCTATTGATAAATAACAGATATGACGCTGATTTTCTTACCAATGCCTCTATATTTGTTAACAATTTCCTTCTCTGCTTGTTTATGCTTTCCTTTCGAGAAGAAATATGCGCTTTCCTCTTTTTGCTCTTTGAAACCTTCATCGTTAGTCACCCAAAATTTAACTACATATTCTTCAGTCTTAGAGAGAAGTGGTTTACTCACTTTTGACACAGTCATCCTTCCATTGAGTACAAATATTGTAGGTTCTGATTACTTTATTTTTCTTTAGAGTACATTTATCTATTACTCTAAATCTACAACTACCACAAGATGCATTAAGCTTTTCTAAGTCAGATATTGTAAGTAAGCTCTTCTTAGTATCGCTTGAACGCTCTTGATAACTATATAGCCTATCTCGTCTTGCCTTAGATTCAGAGACCATATTCACCCTTAGTAGTTAAATTGAGTAACCATATCTTTGCTTGTTCGATCATCCATAGAGCGCCTTGTTTATCCATCTTAGAGCTACGGGTAATAAGACAACCCTCTGCATCATATCCAAGTATTAACACATCAGCAAGATTATCAGACTCCGCCATTTTCTTGGCAGAGTCCAATGCTTGCATGACAGTATAATTATTACTAGCAGGCAAGTCAATAATCTTAGTCATCTGATACCGTATATCCAAAGGGTACAACACCATTAACGATAGATTGCCAATGAAGCCAAACAGAAGGATGAACCTCATTACCAGTGGCCGCTACTTCATTGATATGCTTTTGTGCTTCATCCTTAAGATAATTCCAAGTATCAGTAGAGATAGTCTTTGCAAACTTATACTCCACTTGTGGAAATAACATATCATCAAGTTTAATAAGCTGCATTGGACCCTTATCACCAGTCCAATTACGGATGAACTCCCACATTACTGCACTTGCCTGAAATCCAGTAATACCACCTTGAGGCTTAGCGTTCATTGCCCAGGCGGCCCTAATAGCAGCTGCAGCTACTGCATGACAAATAGTACCGTAATCATGTTGAAAATCGTTATCGAGGTAATCAATAAGCGCATTGATGTTATCCTCTTGGCTATCCTTAGGCCGCTGATACCAACTCTTCACAATTTCAGTATCTTTTTCAGTAATATGTACACGTCCCATTTTAATCCTCGAGGTTAAGAGTAAATCCTGCAGCGTTCCGATGACCACCACCACCATGCTTCTTAGCGATAACGGATACATCAAACTCACCCACAGAGCGAAGAGAATTGATAATCTTATTCTCTTTATCATTAATGTAGTAGGTATGCGCATACTTAATACTAGGATTAACCAGACATAATTGATTACCAACTTCACTACTAAGTGCAGCAGGGCAATTTACCTGAGCAATCTTATGCCCATCACCATCAATGGTAAACAAGGCATTTTTCATAGCGCTCCTAACCTCTTGATCAGTCTTCTTGACAAGAATATTTCCAATATCAATTAACTCATCAATGTCATCGCTACTAATCCACCTAGCATAATCTTCTACATCACGACAGGCAAACCTAAGCCCTTCATTAATCTCTTTAGTTTTGGGAAGCTTGAACTGCCAACGATCACGATCATCTACTGCACGGATAATATCAGGACACTGCTCCCGATCCATCTCTTGGCAGAAATGTTCCCATGCAAGCATAGCACCTGACTTATTATTATCAAGAACAATATGGGTATATTTAGTCTCATCAACAAACAACTCACGCTCTGTTCCAGCCCAGTTTTCAAAGGCAGTCTTGTGGTGATCCAGCCAAGTTAAATGTGAAGCCGTGTCAATAATCAAGCTCGTGATTTCTGCAGGAAAGGAGAAGTCAAGAATATAAACACGCCTCTCAGCGATTTTTGCAAAATCAAGCTCTTCACCGTAATGCATAGGGATATATTCAGCAGCCTGCCCCATAGCACGATAAGCACAGCCAGCGGCAGAAAGACCGTCAATACAGCCTTTATGGTAAATTACAACAGTATTAGTCATCAATCATCTCCTGTGGTTGAAGTGGGACTTCTTTTAATCCGTACTTGTCTACTTGACGCTCAAAAAGCTTTTCTGTGTAATCAAACGCAAACTTACCACCTGTAACACGATCAACAGCATTCCTTGCTTCTACATAGCTTTCTGCCTCAACCACTGAATAGCAGTTGCATAGATTAGATCCTAGACCATATGTTACATAAAGTTTAACCATTATATCTTTCCTTTTATACGAAGGTCACGGTATTGTGCCATAAATTTAATCCAGAACTTTGCTTGTAACTCTTCAAGTTTAAATTCCCTAACTTGTTCAAAGTCTACTGAGTTAGGGCTTTGAATTTCACATGCAGCAATATATGATTCATCTTGAAGTACAGCCATAGCTTCTTCAGTAATTTCAGCATAGCCAAAGGGATTATCAAATATCTCAGTCAGAAATGGAAGTCTTGTTGCTATTGTTTCTTGACGGAATCTTGATTGTATCTTCAAAAGACCAGCCACTATATAACCTATTGCGGAGTGTAGCAACTTTTTCATCTAGATATACCGCCCATTGTTCTAAAGTCATGCTTAGTCCATCATACTCATATATCTTACCCTTATCAATAGATTGAATCTGAGTAAGATTATCTGGATGAACACCAATTTTCTTTCTATGCCTGATAGTAGATTCTTTGATGCCGGATAGTCTTGATAGCTGCCTAGTACCTTTAAATCGAAGCTTAGGTTCTGGTGCAATCAATCGTATCTCAGAGTTAGGAGTACATCCACATGATCTAATATTACCAGTCATTAATAAACTAGCAGCTAATGACATAATACTACCACAATCACATTTACATTTCCAAAAGTCTTCTCTGATTTTAGCTTCATCAAATCTAAGCACTCTAATCATACCAAAGTGCCTATCAGTCAAATCCTGCCTATACAATCTACCTTTACGTAATACTTGCGTTACAGGTAAGTTTTTTCTAATACGACTATCTATTGTAGCCTTAGGTAGCTTAAGCCTCTTAGCCCACTCAGTTACAGTTAAAGTAGTCCCATGGAGTGTTAATACTTTCTCCTTACCTACTCTCCATCTAGTAGACGTAGGCCCAAAACAATCAGTACCAGGTACTCGATCCAAATAACTATTATAGCCAGGCATTGATCCAATATCTTTAAGAAATACATCAAAATCTCTCCATGATGGATCAATAATAACTCCTAGTTTACCATTCCATTGCCAGGCTGGATAACTAGGATTATCACAAGCTGCTATCATTTCCTCCCATCTAGTTCTTTCACGATTATGGTGCACTCTAACACCTTGTATACTCAAACTTATTACAGAAATCAGACTCTAACCTGGTAAATGTATTTCCAACATTATTTTTATAAGTAACTGCCAAGTCATCCTCAATCCACTTACCATTTAGTTTTATAGTAGAAATTGAGATAACCTCATAAACCAATGAGTTCTTTTTATTACGGAATTTACTACCAACAGTTACAATCATTTCTTGTCCTTTTGTTTAAACCAAATATCAGGGACTGGACACATAAGAGGAGACTTTATTGTTGCAGCCTCCGTCCTAAGTATCCACTTATTTCGCCAAGACTCAGGGGCAAGGTCATTAGTACACATAACCTCAACTCCTCCAAGTACTTGGCGAAAATCACAATGAGCACATTGTCTACAGTACTTGATCGTCATTATCAAGTTCAATGCTGATATCTACTGCAGCCTGACGCTTAGCCCATTCATCAATTTGTTCCTTAGTCATATCATCAGGGCAGTATTCAAACATAAGCTCGTCAATACGTGCTTGTTTTGCATCTACATCAGCTTGCCTAGCAAGCTTACCTTGCTTTACACCATCCTCATAACATTGCTTTCGCATCTCATGGATGTTACCAGGAAACCATCCTGGATTTTTGTTTAGAAAGTGTTCCCAATACTCTTCATAGTCACTGAACATTGTTTCTCCTTAGTTTACTTGTTTCGTACACAGTATAGGTTAGAGCCTATAGCAATAGGCTCAAAGAGTGTGATAATATCATATCCGCTAGCCTTATCATGTCCTTGATAACATGCAATAGGCTCACCGAGCCACGCCTTAAGTGCGGAGTCGTCTGGCTGGATGGCGAGTGCTTTCACAAAATCCAACATTTCCTCGTTATCAGCTTCCGTTACGTGCATCGGAAAAGCGTCCATCCACCAACGCAATCCGTTATGGGCAGCTTCAAGAGCCTCGTCCTTCAGCTTGCACGCGGCGAGGGCTGCGGCGAGTTGCTGGTGCATCTGCTCGATCTGCGCGGTTTGCTCCATCTTCCCGGCCAATTCTGCATACTCGTAGCTTTCGAGCCACTGCCTTTGCACAGACTCAACGTCGCCTGATGGGCATTTGTCATATAGCCACTTTTCAAGTGCAGCCTGTTCTATGTCTTCACTGGCCTCCCGCTTCCCGGCCTCGTAGGCTTCGGTTAGTTGGTCGGCGGTGTGGAGAGGAACGGCTTTCCAGCCAACCTGCCTATCCCATTGGTCGAGGTT